GAGCGCAGAGGCCCGATATTTGGCTAGTTTTTTATTCAAAAAAGTTGTTATATTCCAACAGGTTGCGGCTGTAAGACCTGCTATATTTAACGGAGATTATAGAGCATGGCAAAGAAAATTGAAATCACATGCAAGGGGTCAAACTACATTCTTATAGATGATCTGAAAAACTTCCAGGGTAATTTGAAAGAGCTGCCAGATGAAGATCTGACCAGGCTAAAAAATTCAATTCTAAAACACGGTTTTTCCTTCCCGGTGTTTATCTGGGAAAATAATATTCTTGACGGTCATCAACGGATCTTTGCGACAAGGCAATTGATAGATGATGGATATGCGATAGAAAAAATCCCTGTCGTGGAAATCATGGCGAAAGGTGAAAAGGAAGCCGCCGAAAAACTTTTATATATAAATTCGCGTTATGCGAAGATGACAGAATCTGGAGTTTATGATTTTTTAGATGATAATGAATTGAGGCTTGATGACCTTGACAATTTGGCTATAGATGATATTGATTTTGATGAAATATTTGAAATTAATTCAATGACAGAAATAAATGAAATAGATGAAAATGAGGTTAGGGAGGTTGAAAAAATAAAAAGAGTCATGGGCGGAACAAAAATGAGGTATCAAATTAAACCTGTTTTTTATGTTGATAAAATAGAAATTTTTGAAAAAGCAATATTAAAAGTAGGTATTAAAAATTACGGGAACGCCCTAATTGAAATATGTGAATTTTATCTTGAAAACAAACAAGAGGCAAACTTTGACGAAATTTAATATAAAAAATGCATGTTGGGTGAAAGTAAAAGCAGAGCGCGCAAAGGGGAATTTGTTACCGCCGCCTTTCTGCGAAAAATGTGGGAAAAAAGAGGCTCCGCTACAAGCTCATCACGATGATTATAGAAAACCATTAAGCATAAGATATCTTTGTAAAAAATGTCATCTTATTCACCACCACGGGAAGGGAGAGAAAAAAGATAATCAAACAATTAAATATAAAATTTCATTGCGGAAAAATCTTTTGAAAGAAATAAAAAATCCTGTTATCATTGAAACAAATGGAGGTATTGGAGATGTTTATTTAAATTGTTATAAAAAGTTTAAAGGTGTTGTTTTTGAAAAAAATATTGAGAAAATAGAAATACTCGCAAAGCAGCGCCAAGACTGGATGGTTTATCAATGCAATTGCATAAACGCATTGTTGGGAGGGGCCGGAAAATCATTTAATGTTAATTTTTTTGATATCGATCCTTACGGGGCCTGCTGGCCGATTATAAAAGCTATTTTCGAAAATGGATTTTATACACCAAGTCGCTTGGCAATAGTGGCTAATGATGGTTTTAAGCAAAAGCTTAAAATGAAAAGCGCATGGTCAACAAGCTATTTGCGCGAATTTGTGGAGAGATATGGAAATAGCGAATTGTATAAAAATTATTTAATAATTTGTAGGGAGCTTTTAGAAAAATATAGCAGTCCATTAAATTATAAAATAAAAAAATGGACTGCTTATAATTGTGGAATCGGTGGAAACATGACTCATTTTGCAGCTATTTTAGAACGGTAGAATTCAAGGTCTTTTTTTATATAATATTTTTTATTGTATTTTTTTAATTCTTTTTCAACCATGATTAAGAATTTTTCCCAATCAATAGTTTTAGAAAGCGCATGATAATTTATTTTTCCAACCTTGTAAAGGTCTACAAATTTATAAGTTTTTTGTATAAGCCTGATAACAGCTTCTGGATTGATCACAGGCTCAAAGGATACCCATGTTTTTAAATTATAATTTTCTTTTGCAATTTTTAAAGACTGAATTCTTTCATACGGCAAGGCTGCCCCTGGCTCCCAGTACAAAGAATCTTCGTTGTTATCGGTAGTTAGAGTCACCGAAAAAGCATTATTTTTATTTTTTGATAATAAATCAAAATCATTGCATGCCCGTAGACCACCTTTTGTCAAAATTGTTGTTGTAAGATTATGTTTATTTAAAATTTCAATAGCATGCCTAGAAAGTTTAAATTTATCGTTTGCAGGCTGATAGAGATCAGAGGTAAAAGATAACAAAATAGGCCTTGTATCATTTTTAAGTTTCTTTGCATCCCTTTCTATCTGCTCCAATATATTCGGCCTGGGCTTGATATATTGATCAGATATAAAAATTTCTCTATTCGTAAACGTTGCCGATGGCGCATAGCAATATGAGCAAGCGTGGGAACATCCTTTATACAAATTTGCCGCTAGCGGTGAATATTCAAGCGCTTTGCCTTTTGGTTCATATATTATCATTGGAATTTTCCCTTTTTTTTAGTAAAATTAAATTTTATGACAAATAAACCTCCAGGGCATTTAAGATTATATCCCGCAAGCTCTGTCCGGTATCAGCCCCCCGGTGTTTTGCTTTTTTCCACAATTCGAGCGGAATATTCCGGAGCAGATAGGTTATGGCCTTAGCCTCCGTAGGTTTCTTTTCTTCGCCGTATTCCTCTATCCAGGCTTTTGGGATAGCGTGCCATCCTGCGGTGGCGTCGAAAGACTCTCGGTTATACGATTCGAGTCTTTCGTCTATGAACACATTTTGTTCTTTTTCAATTCTGTCGGCTGTTTCCCTGTCCATGGTTATTTCCTTTCAATTTATGCATAAAATTTCGTCAAGAGCTTCAATAAACATGTCGTGTAAATAAGATGCACTCTGGACATTAACGCCTTCATAATCTGCGAAAAGAGCGGCATTGCGGGCCACGTCATTCCGCAGGGGCTTAATGTGCCCGAGTCCCCTTGCGTTGAGCCTATCGAATGCCTTTTTTACTGCTTTTTTAATTATTTCATTCTCTTTATTCTTTTTCATTTTTTAATCCTTTATATTTTTTTAAATAAATAAATAAAAAAGGCGCAAGAAATCATGATCTAAGTGATCAATTTTCCTTGCGCCTTGCCTTGGCTATTGCCTGTGCTGTGCGTTATGTTAAGCAGTTTAACGCCTTACTCAGGGCGATTTCTTAAAAGTCGGTTTTTATACCGACCTCTTGTGCCAGGTAGAACACATCGCACTCCCTCATTTTCCGTAGACGGTCTTCCAACCGCCTTCTAACTTTTTTGATCTCATCCCGGCAAGCAGCCGGGATCTCTTCCATTATTTCCGGGTCAACCCGGAAATTTTTTAGCCTTGAAAATTGGGTTTTCAGGGCTTCAAAAAACCCTAGTGACTCATAATCCATTATACTCTCTACGTGCCAATATGGCACTGATTTGTTTTCATCCTTCGGATAGGGGCCGTTATCAAAGCCCCCCGTCTTTTCTTTCTTAAAACTAACACAGTAGGGTGTAAGTCCCACTGTTTCTTCTTTACCCTCTTTAGGGGCGGTTGTGACATGTAGTATAATACTATATGCGTAGCCGTCATCAGCTACGATTAAATTATTAAGTTCTTTTAAATTTCTCATTTTCATTTCCTTTCTTATGGGGCCTAAGCCCCTGTAGTTTGGTAGCCCACCCGGCGTCATTGCCAGGTGGGCAATTGTTTAGGCCATTTTTTTTATGAGTTCGTTCATTTTTTCTTCCGTTTTGAACAGCACGTCAATGCTGTTTTGAACTTTTTTAAAATGATTCCGAATTTTATTTGAGAGATCCTCGGCCATGATCTCCCGGACAAGCTCCGCCGTAATCTCCGGATAATGATCAGAATTTTCCCAGCATTCCATATGGTCGTTTGTATAATCAAAGTCAACTCCGTTCCATCCAATCTTGATAAAATACCTCCGCTCCTCGCAAACGTATCCACATTTGTCTATAATATCTTTTTCTAAAATTATAATTTTTTTAAATCTTCCAGGGAGATTCTCCATATTTTTTGTTTGTTTTTCCCAAATTTTCAGGAAATTATTAAACCCTTTAACTATCCAGGTACTTTTCTTAGCCAGAGCCTCAACGATTGTGTTTATTTCTATTCTGTTCATTTTCTATTCCTTTCTTGTGGGGCCTGCGCCCCGTTAGCTTGGTAGCCCACCCGGCTAATTCCAGGTGGGCGGGAGGTTATTTTATTTTTAAAATCAATTCCCTTTCGGGGTCATAAATTTCCTCCAGCGTTGCCCCGTTGTCTTTTCGGTCTCCTTCCCCAAGCCTGACGATGTTTGCCGACCATCCCTCAAGGTTTAAATTCTTCGCACGGCACAGGACTTTTGCCCTGCAATGTTTCATATTTTCGGCCAACAGTACAAAGCCGAACTTCCCCGATCCAAATGATGACGGTCCGCCAGATTTTATATCTTCTTGGCTTGTTAAATTTATCATGTATTTCATATTCATTTTTCCTTTCAAGTTAGTCCCCTCTCGGTTAAGGGAGACGGTTGATTTGATTTTTCTAGTATGTGTGCATTCTTTCTTCGCTGGTGTTCCCGTCGGGCATTGCCCATACGGTGATTATATCAAGATTGCATTCAAGGCTGCTATTGTTGCAGCTTGCGCTAAACGTTTTTAGTATTTGCCTTTGTTTTTCTTGTTTAGCTTTTTTGAATACTCCGCAGACCCTATTTGCTTCTTTCGTTTCATTTTCGATTCTTTTTGTTTCTTTTGCTATAGCTTCATCCTTCTCTTTTTCTACAAATTCTTTTTCTACAAAAACATATCCGTGATGGTTTTTTAGCATGTCCGGCCCAATTACTTTTGTTCCGTCTTCCGTTTTGTACTCCCCCGACATTAGGTCTCCGTTCGTCCATAGCGTCGTTGCAATTTGGTACCCGGAGGGGCATTCCGATATGGCTTTAGCCTTTCTTTCATCTGCCCTTATTTTTTCAGCGGCTTTTTCAGCGGCTCTGGAGGCCTCAAGGGCCTTCCTGATCGGCTCATATGATTCCAAGGAGATCTCAATCAATGCGGGTATATACTTACCCTTTATTTTTGCCCGCCGGATTAGAAATCCTGACTTTCCGTCAATTTTCCCCCAGCCTCCGCGGTGTATCCCCCTGATGGCTGGGTGAGAAACTTCGCATACGGGGCAATTGTGTTCGTCTAAAAAAATCGTTACATTGGTACCGCTTTTTGTTTGTGTCTCTATTTTAATCATAATTATTTCCTTTATTTGTGTTTTTGTGTTATTGTTGTTTTCTTTTTCCATACCTATAATATAATCATTATTATCATGATTGTCAAGGTAATAAGCATAAAAATGGTATTATTATGAAAAAAAATGAGGTATAAGCCATAGAAACAGAATACATAAATCAAGTCGAGCTTGCGAAGCGGCTTCATGTTTCGCAACCTAGAATGTCGGTGATTATTAGGCAGGGCCGACTTAAGGGCGCAGCCAAAAAAAAGGGCAAGCGGTGGCTATATGATCCGGTAAAATCCAAGGAATTGATACGGCAAACACGCGACCCCATGAATCCGTCAAAAATACTCGGTGAGAAAAAAAGCCATACAGCGGACATAATAAAAGAAAAAAAAGAAACGATTAAAAAATCCGGGCTGCCCGCCATGGATTATCATACTGCAAAAACATTAAATGAACGGCTAAAAGGTGCCTTAAAAAAATTAGAGTATGATGAAAAAATAGGAAAACTTATAGACTCAGAAAAAGTAAAGCTGGATGCTTTTAACATCGCTCGCAACGTGCGTGATAGTATCATGAATATACCAGATAGAATTTCAGCCAGGCTAACGGCAGAAACAGATATTGATAATGTCAGAGATATATTAACAGACTCATTGCGTGAGGCTTTACAGGCGTTATCGGATGTATAAAACAGGATTTAGCATAGGAATAAAGCCAGATCCTAATATAAATTTTGTTGAGTGGTCAAACACTTTTCGTATGCTTCCGAAAGAGTCCAGCATTGAGCCTGGAAAATATCGAACGTCAAGAACGCCATATGTTGAGGAAATTTTGCTTGAATTATCACCGCAATCGAGAACACAGGAGGTTGTGGTCATTAAGCCAACCCAGATAGGCTTTTCGGAGGCTGGGAATAACTTTCTGTTCGCCATAGCGCATCTTTATCCGGGCCCATGTCTATTTGTGCAGCCTACCGTTGAGTTATGCATCAAACACAGTAAAAAAAAAGTTGCACCGTCTGTGCGTGATATGCCTTGCCTGAAAGATATTATCAAAGAACCGAAAAGCCGGAAAAGTGGAAACACATTATTACTAAAGGAATTCCCTGGAGGCTCATGGACATTTACAGGGTCAAATTCACCTGCTGGTGCAAGATCAGATTCTATCCGGTATCTTGTCCTAGATGATTACGATGGATTTGATACAAATATTGGCGGGGAAGGAGATCCCGGCGCTTTATTCTCAAAAAGAACGGACGCCTTCGGGTCCAGACGTAAAATATATAAGAATTCAACACCAACTGTCAAAGGCGTGTCCCATATAGATAGAGAATACCAAGAGTCAAGCCAGGGCCTGTATAACGTCCCCTGCCCGCATTGCGGGGAGATGCAATATCTTGAATTTGGAGGATCAGATTTTGACCATGGTATTAAATTCAAGCATAACGAAGCTAAAGAGGTTACAGAAATATGGTATGTGTGCAAATTTTGTAAAAAGCGCATAGAAGAATACCAGAAGGATAAAATGATGGCCGGCGGAAAATATGTTCATAAATACCCGGACCGTAAAAAACGTGGGTTCAAAGTCAATTCTCTTTTTTCTCCGCTCGGTTGGTTGAGCTGGCAATCAGTAGCAGAAGAATTTTTAAAAGCAAAAGGAAGCCCTGAATTATTACAGGTATGGACTAATACCAGGATGGCGGAAGCCTGGGAGCAAAAAGGAGATCAGCCAGAATGGTCATTATTAAAGGCCAGGGAGGAACCGTATAAAATATTGACGATCCCGGCGGGCGGCAAAATGGTTGTAATCTCAGTTGATACGCAGGATAATAGATTGTCTGTCCTGGTGGATGCTTGGGGGATATCAGAGGAATGCTGGCACATATACTGGACAGAAATTTATGGAAACCCTGATAAACCGGAGGTGTGGAAGCAGCTTGACTTATTGATTAATCGCCAATATGAGCGGGCAGATGGCCAGCTAATGAGTGTTGTTTCTGTGTTTGTTGATAGCGCCGGCCATAACACGCAAGCTGTTTATAATTATTGCAGAATGCGACAACCACGGGTGAGTGCAATCAAGGGGGCCGTAACTCCAAACAAGCCTGTTATTGGAAAACCTACTCTGCAAGATGTTTCATATTTAGGAGTGAAAATAAAAAATGGAATCCAGTTATGGCCGGTTGGTACTGACACCGCGAAGAATACTATTTACAGCCGGTTGAAACTTTCTGAACCGGGTCCGGGGTATATCCATTTCCCGATAGGGCTTGAAGATGAGTTTTATTTACAATTGACCGCCGAAAAATTACAAACGCGGTATGTCAAGGGGTTCCCCGTTTCAGAGTGGGTTAAAACACGACCGAGAAATGAAGTTTTAGATTTATCGGTGTATTCGTATGCAGCGGCAATAAGGGCCGGCCTTGCAATGTTGCAACCTGATTATATAATCAAAAAAAGGCCGGTGGTGCCCAGGAAGGAACAGAAAAACAAAAAGGGATCATTGTTAGATGGGGCGGGATTTGGCAAAAACTTAAACATGGGTATCATATGAAATATTATACTGTAATACAGGCGTCAAATGAAATTGGGGTAACATCCGCGCATATTTACACACTGCTGAAAGGAGGCCACATAAGGGCTATAAATATAAGCAATAGTGGAAACTATGGGCCGAAAACCATAAGAATTGAAAAGAAATCAATAGAATCATTCATCGAAAAAAGAACTATAGACCCCGAAAGATACTTTAAATAGCTGTCATTAGAGCATATTGCAACATCTGAAAAAAACAGTTAGAATATTTGCCATAATCCATAACTATTAAAAAATAGAAGGTATTTATGGCGAAAAAGAAAATCACACCTAAAAAACCACGAATTTTAGCAAAAAAGAAAATTATACCGCAAGAAGTACAAGTTTTAAAAGAAAAACAAACAGAAGTTAAAATTTTAGAATTATCAGATCGAATGATGAGGCACAGCAGGCCAACGTGCCCTGAATGCGACTCATTCCCGGTCGCCTGCACTATGAAACGTGTGGGTTATGCAGCGTTTCGATGCCGTGTATGTGGTCATAGATGGGAAAATAAATAATGGCGTTCACTACGTGGGCAGCGTTCAGATCCGATTTGAAAGATAAAATCGCAGACGCCGTATCGAATGGAACGGCGTTAACTCAGACCGCCGTTGTATCCGGTATGACCATCCAATACAAATCTCTTGACGAGGCCATAGAATGGATTGAAAAATCATACAAAATGGAGGCGCTTGACAATATAGGTAATCCTTCAAACATGGTTTCATACGGTAGACACCGGAGGATTAGATAATGGGTGTTATCGAGAATTTATTCCCCAAGTTTGCTCTAAAACGCGAGATCGCAAGGCGTCACCTTGACCGAGTAAAAAAATTAAAGCCGCAAAAACGTTCTTTCGATGCTTTGTCAGGTGGCCGTTTATATAGCGATATCCTTGCACCTAAAAATTCTGCTAATTCTGCGATTGCCGGAAGTATTGATGGATTGAGGAAACAAGTCAGACAGCTTGAATATAATAATGCTTTTGTAGCCGGCCCGATTAAGCGAATTGTAAATAATGTTGTCGGAACCGGATTTAAGTTTCAATCCCGAGTAATGAGCGACAAAAACAATATGTTTCAGCCGAAAATAAATAAATTCGGTGCCGAAAATTACAATTTTATGATGGAGCGTTTCCAGAAGCGGTGGGAAAAGCAAGCAGATTTGCGGCTCATGCAAACGTTCCCTTATTTGGTAAGAACAATTGAGGCGGCATTGATCAGAGACGGTGAATGCCTTGTTATTGGCCGCGAAAGCAAGCGGCGTGATAGAAAAATTCCATATTGCCTTGAAGTTTTAGAGGCGGACCGGCTTATGACGCCTTTTGAGGAAACGAACAATCCGGATATCTCAGATGGTATCATCTATGATTCAGAGGGGGTGCCGAAAACATATTTAGTCTTAAAACATCACCCTGGAGACATAATGCACATCGGGGCGATTAAGGGTGATAAATTTGAAGAGATCCCGGCTTTTTATCCAAATGGAAATAAAAAAGTTATGTTTTTGTTCAATCCTATGCGGCCTGAGCAAACGCGGGGTTTCTCGGCGTTCGCTTCTGCTCTGACATATTATCAGAATTTGGACCGATATCAAGAAGCTGAAATTTTTGCAGCGATTGAAGACGCTTGCTTGACCGGGATCGTCACTACCGAGGCCCCACAGTCATTTCAAGCAAATTATACCGAAGACGATACGACAAATGACAACCGAACACATGAATTTTCGCCGAACAAATGGCATTATATGTCCCCTGGTGAAGATGTAAAAATTCATGCACCGTCAAGACCAAATACGCAATTTGGAGAAATGACGAATCAGCTTTTGAGAGGACCGGCAAATGCTCTCGATATACCGCCTGAAATCCTTACTCAAAATTGGCAGGGTTTGAATTATAGCAACGCAAGAACAATTCTTTTGCAATTTTATCTGTCTTGCAGAATTCGTCAAGATTATCTTATCGAAAATGTTTGTATTCCGGCGCATACGAACGTTGCAACGAATGCCGTTATTTTCGGACAGGTATCAGCACCTGGTTTTGACAGGCGCAAAGATGATTACATGGCCCATGGATGGATTCCGCCAGGCTGGCAGTGGGTAGATCCGGTTAAGGAAGCGAATGGGAAAAAGGTTGAAGTTGATAACACATTTGAAACATTGACCGGTGTGCTCGCTGGAAAAGGGAAGGATTTGGATGAAACTTTGGAGCTAAGGGCGCGTGAATTGAAAAAAATAAAAGCGCTTGAGGAAGAATTCGACATAAAATTCAATTCTGAACTGGACGCTATGGCACAAGCAGAGCCGGAAATAGATGATCCGGAAGAGCCGGAAGAGCCGGAGGATGACAAAGCAAAAGCCGATAATAAAAAAACAATCAGGGTTGTGAAAGGATAACTGAATGGGTTTATTCTATCGATCATACGAATTAAACAGAGAATCCGTTGACGACGACAAAAGAAGCGTAGATGTTTCATTTTCGTCTGAAACGCCAGTTGAAAGATATTATGGCGCAGAATATTTGTTACACGGGAAAGAAAACGTTGACTTGAAACAATTAAAAACAATAGGCGCGGCACTTCTGAACCACGATCCATCCATAATTGTTGGGCCGATAACGAATGTCCGCATTGAGGACAACGTGGGCCGCGCTACCGTAACTTTTGATGATGATGAAGACGGAAACAAGGCATTAAATAAGGTCCGGTCTGGAAGCCTAAGAGGCATTTCTGTGGGGTATAAAGTAGAAAAATTTCGCGAAGTGTACGAAAAAGAAGAATATGAGTTAGCAGACGGACGAAAAATCAAAGGGCCATCAATGGTGGCTTTGCGCTGGATGCCGTATGAAATAAGTTTTACTCCGATACCAGCCGACAGCACGGTCGGGGTCGGTCGGGATATGAGCAGGTCGCTAGATGGAATAGAGATTGAGCGATCAAATTTTAATTTAATTGATTCGGAGGTGGATGGGATGGATGAAAAAGAAGTAAAAATTTTAATGGAAAGCGCCTTAAAAGATTTTGGCGAAAAAATGCAGGATAGCATTGTTGCTTCTGTCAGAGCGGTTATTATTGAAGACGCAAAGCCAAAGATGCAGATTGCAATTGATGTTTATCAAGATTTGCTTGGGCGGGCCGGGGCTGTATCAATCGAATGTAAAGCTGAGGTTGCAGATATGGCCGTAGAAGGAAAGCTTGAGAGCGATATTATCCGTCATATTCTTGATAAGGCAACCAATTTTGATGGGGAAAAAACAGATAAGAAATCTGATGATTCCACAAAAACAAAAGACAAGGCACCGAAAACAGACGGAGCCAGAATTGAAACTTTTGAAGGCATGGAAGACGAAAGCTTTTTTGATGGCTTGAAAAATCCGAGCGCATTTTCCATGTAATTTAAAAAAAATTTAGGAGGTTAAAAAAAATGACAGCAGTTAATAATGATCCTTTTGTATATTCAAAAAGCAAAGACGGCCAGCCGGATGTTTTCTTGGGCTTGGTCCAGGCCGGTTCGACCCAGGCCATTAAAGTTGGTGAAATTTGCACCTGGGATGAAACTACCGGATATTTTGTCCCGGTCGATGCCGTGGCCGATTTCCGATATCCTTTGGCGATTGCAAAAGAAGAACAAAAAGCCAGCGGACGAGGTGAATTGACGGCGATTCGATACATTGAATTTTATTCATTGAATCCTGATGATGTTTTTGAGTTTGCTCTCGATGCAGCTTTGTCCCTGACCATCGGCGCACCGTTTACCCTGACAGCTTCCGACAGTCAGAAATTAACGGCAGCCGCCGGCGCATTTGCCGTGGCAATCAATGTTGATGACGGTCATTATCCGCAAGAGGAAGACACCACTATCCGTGACCAGTCTTACGCCAGGGTTACATTTAACCCGGCGGTTTCTTATTTTGGCTTGAAACGTTCCCAGGCTGCACGCACAGGACGTCGATTTATTGCGGTTACTTCCAATGAGACCATAAAAGAATCTGACATGTATAATTCACTTATTCTAATCACTGGGACTACCACCATTATATTGCCGGCTGTCAAACCCGGCATGGATGCCATCTTCATAAACGGTGACGGCGCAGATCAAAATATTGATCCGAACAGTAGTGATAAAATCAGGCTTGATGGTGCCCTTCTGGACAATGGAGACAAAATCGCGCAAAGCACAATTGGTTATTCGTGTCAACTATTAACCGAAAGTGTAGATGGTTTTGTCTGCCTATCCGTTGTCGGCCAGTGGACTGATGCAAGCTAAATAAAAAATAATTTGTAGGAGGAAAAATAAAAATGAAACAAATATTCAAAACAAATATTGTGCCTGTCGGAAATAAACCGAGTGTTTATGACTTGCGAACTTTGGCACAGAATGAACCTGAGCTTTTTGTTCGGAAAATTGAAAAGGGAATTGCGGAAGAAAAATTAACACTTGAAAGTATTAAGCGATGGGATTTTCTTTATTCAGCGCTTGCTGATGTAAGTGTGCCCGTAAGAATGGATGTAGGAGGCGCGCAGAGATCAATATCAACCAGCGCATTCCCGATCCTGACCGGAACGCTTGCTATTGCGGCCATCAATGCTGCCTATGATGCTGTTCCGTCTATCGGTCAAGACTTGGTAACTGATATCGAAGACAACAAAAAAGTCACCACCATGGCCCAGCTTCACACCCTTGATAAGAATGTCGATGAAGTGAAAGAGCTTGATGACTTCCCGGAAATCGGAACCAACGAGGAAAAAATTGAAATTCGTCACAAAAGAAATGGCCGTAAAATAACCATTTCCGCAGAAGCCATTGAGGAAAATGAAGCGGCAGACATTGTAAGCCGAATCAACGCCCTGGGTGAAATTGCCGGTGAATGGATTGAAGAGCAAACGCTATTACGCGTAACCGATCATTATGGGTCCGGAACGGCACCAGCGGAACCTTATGTATACCGGCCCAACGGTACAGGTACACAGCTTTATAACGCCACGGCAAACAATCCGGGAACCCGCGCGCCGAGTGGAACCAGAGTAAACAGTAACGCCCTTGTCGATGATACCGACCTTGACAATGTTCGCTCAGTCCTGCGAGCCATGAAAAATGCCCGTGGAAAAAGAATAAATATCCCTTGGTCTGAGGTCCAGCTTTTAATCCCTGACGCCTTAATCGGAACTATGCTGAAAATTGCTAATTCCGAGCTGGTGCCCGGTGTTGAAAATGAAGTTTCGTCATGGGGTCCGCGCGGATCCTTCTTTATTCCTCTTGATAGAATCAAGTCAAGTCCGAAACTTGATGATCTGTCCACATCGGCCTGGTACGCTGGAGCATTCAAACGTCAATTTACTCGAAAATGGAAACTGCGGTTTGAATTTGCAAATCTTGGCATGGACACACAGGCTTATTTGAATAGCCGGGTAGCAGCACAATTCCGGATTGCTTGGGATATGGAAGTTGGAGCAAGAGATTATGTTTTTTGCGTGCAGTCCTTAAGTGCAACTACAGCGCCCGTTGATGAATAAATAAAATAATTATGGGGGTTAAAAAGATGAAAAAATTTTATAAACCGATAGCCATAATTATCTCCGTTTTGTTTTGCGTGTCTTTAGCTTGGGCAGATGGAGGTGCTTAATTATGGGATTCCAAGTTTTAAAATTTGAAACGAAGTTACAAGCAGATGGAGCGCAAACCTTTGATTTAAAAGAA